GCCGTCGCGATGGCTTTCGTTTAACGCAACCGCTAAAACGAAGACGCGCGGTAGTGAGGCTTCCGAATTTATTAACAGTTACGCCCGTGTAGTTAAGGCTTCGGTCGGCGGTGCGGCTGGAGATCTTATTCAACTCCGACCGTGGCAGCTAAAACTATTAGACAGTTTGCTAGCGGAGACTCCCGACGGAAAACTTAAACACCGGTCCGCGCTAATCGGCTTGCCACGTAAGCAAGGGAAAAGCGCGTTAGGTGCCGGGCTTGCTTTATGGTCGCTTTATTGCGGCGACGCAGGCGGCGAAGTTTATTCTTGTGCCGGTACCCGTGAGCAGGCTCGTATTGTTTTCGGTTCGGCTCGCCGCATGGTTGAGCTTGACGCCGAACTTTCTTCTATTTCTAAAGTTTACCGCGACGCTATCGAGGTTCCCGAAACCGGTTCGGTCTATCGGGTACTAAGCCGCGAAGCTGGCGCGTCCGAAGGTCTCTCTCCGACGATGGTCGTTTTTGATGAGGTACACGTCCAACCGGACCGCGAACTATGGGACGTTATGGCCCTCGGCGCTGGCGCCCGGCACGAACCTTTAATGCTCGGTATTACTACTGCCGGTTCCCGTACCGATAATCTCGGTCGTGATTCTTTTTGCTACTCGCTTTACCAACACGGCAAACAGGTTGCCGCTAAAGAGATAGACGACCCTACGTTTTTCTTTTCATGGTGGGAACCTAAAGCCGGTTCAGATTCCGACCATACCGACCCGAAAGTTTGGGCCGAAGCTAACCCCGGTATCGGTGATCTAAACAGTTACGAAGATTTCCGGTCTACGCTTGTGCGTACTCCTGAATCCGAATTTCGTACGAAACGAACGAACGTATGGGTAGTCGGTTCGTCTGCTGCGCTGCCGCATGGCGCGTGGGGAAAGCTTGCCGACCCGGACCGTATCGCCGACCCGGCTATACCCGTTGTGCTTATGGCAGACGGATCGTGGAGCGGTGACAGTACCGGCGTAGTAGTGGTCACGGTCGAGGAACGGCCGCATATGTACGTACTCGATTTGTGGGAAAAGCCCGGCGACTCTAACGAATGGCGCGTACCGATTAGCGAAGTAGAAACCGCTATTCGTAACGCAGCGCGTTCTATGCAGGTTGCTGAAATCGGAATGGATCCGTACCGCTGGCAACGCTCTATGCAGGCTCTCGAAGACGAGGGTCTACCTATGCTTGAGTACCCTATGGGTTCCGTTCAGCGCATGGTAACCGCGTGGAAACTTTTCTACGATGCGGTCCTAGATAAAACGTTTACCCATAGTGGCGACCCGCGTCTAGCGCGACACGTCGAAAATATGGTTTTAAAGATTGACGCCCGCGGCGCGCGCCCTACAAAAGAAAACAAACAAAGCACCCGCCATATTGATTTAGGCGTATGCGCAGTCGCAGGATTAGAGCGCGCCGTATGGCACGCTACGCACGTCCCAACACCGGAAACGGTGCCGCAAATTATTGACCCGTGGAGCTTTACCGATGCGTAACGCCGTAACTACTTTCGCCGAAATCATAGGGGCCGTGGCGATCGTTGCGGGTATTGCTATGTTCTCGGTTCCGTTTGCGTTTATTAGCGGCGGCGTTTTGGTTATTGCCGGGTCTGCGTTGGCGGCTACGCGATGAGCCTTTTTGCAAAACGGGCAATGCCCGCGCCGTTACGGAATTCCGGTTTCCTCGTCGGTAACAACTGGTCGGGCGAAAACGTTACAGAAGAAACCGCGTTAGAGGTTGCGGCGGTTCTGTCGTGCGTTTCTCTACTGGCCGACTCGGTAGCGGCGTTGCCGTTGCGCGCGGTCAGTCAGACCGGCGAACGCAATACACGTATCGAGACCCCTACGTTTTTAACTGACCCGGCCGAAACGGTTACGCAATACGAACTTATCCATATGGTCGTTTCGTCGCTGGCGTTACATGGCAACGCGTATCTATGGCTTGACTATGCGGGCGGTACTGCCGGGCTTCCTTCTCAGGTCGTGCCGCTACATCCCGATAACGTAAATGTCACGATCGTAGGAAATTCGCGTACGTATACGGTTGCCGGTTCAGATATTGACCCTAACCAAATTTTGCACTTGCGATGGTTTACGCCGCCGCAAGCCGCTAAAGGAATTAGCCCACTACATCAGCAACGGAATACGATCGGTTCAGCGCTTGCCGTAGAACGACACGTTTCGCAATGGTACGGAGAAGGCGGTACGCCGTCTTCCGTTCTAGAGGTAGACGGAGACATAACCGTAGAGGCCGCGAAGGTTTTGCAGGCTACATGGGAAACGCAGCACCGCCGCCGCCGCCGTCCCGCCGTTCTTTCCGGTGGCGTTAAGTGGAAACCTATTAGCGCTTCCGCCGCCGATATGGAACTAAACGCATCGCGAGAATATGCAGTAGCAGAAATTGCGCGCATCTTCCGTATTCCGGCGCATATGATTGGCGCGAAATCCGCTAGTCAAACGTACACAAATAACGAACAGGCCGGTCTCAACTTTCTTACGTTTACTCTGCTGCCGTGGTTGCGCAGAATTGAAGCGGCGTTTTCTAATCTTATGCCATCTGCGCAGCGCGTCGAGTTTGATACTTCCGCATTTCTTCGCGCCGATACAATTAACCGGTACCGCGCTCATCAGCTCGGTATCGCTTCCGGCTTTATCACGCCGAACGAAGCGCGCCACGTCGAAGGAATGGAACCTTACCCGAATGGGGACAATTTCGTAATGGCCCTACCGGGCAGTCCTATGGCCGGTCCCGGTGGCAATCCCGATCTACCGCCGGTCGGCGTTGACGCAGACCCGCCGGAATAATGGCAAGCGAACAGAACGAAAGAGCTTTCACTATGACCGAAGAAACCCGCAACGGCGAAGGTATGTACCCGCTTACGCCGCGTCAGCAAAAACAGTACGAAGACTTAGAAGCGGTTACCGAATTGTTCGGGCAATTTAATACCGGCATCGGTGAGGCTGGCGCGCATTATGTAGACGCTGCCGCTAACCCGTTCGCTAGTGAAGGTTTGGTTTGTTCGAACTGTTCGTTTTATGAGGGTCCGCGCGCGTGCGAAATCGTTGCGGGCGATATTGACCCGATGGGCGTATGTAAGTTTTGGATTATCCCGGAAAGTTTAACGTCAGACGTTGCGCCGGTTGACGTAGAGACAATGGAAGATATGACCGAAGAAACAGTTACGGAACCGGAACCGGTGCGCTATGCCGCCTATCCGGTAGAGGCTCGCCGTATCGCCGGGCGTGACGTAGAGTTTCGCACCGTAGAGGTAGGGACGCTAGAGGCTAGCGACGAAGACGCCGAAGGTTTCGCGCGTTCGTTTACTGGTTACGCTGCCGTCTTCAATTCACCTAGCGAACCGCTGCCGTTTATCGAGACGATCGCACCCGGCGCGTTTAAGCGTTCGCTTAATTCCGGTAAGGAAATTCGCGCGTACGTAAACCATAATTCCGATATGCCACTAGCGACCACTAAGAACGGTTCGCTACAGCTCGCAGAGGATGAGCGCGGGCTACGCGTTAATATGACGCTACCCGACACTACCGCCGGGCGTGACCTTTCGGTACTTCTCCGCGAAGGCGTTGTTCACTCTATGAGCTTCGGTTTTACTGTCCCGAAATCCGGCGATGTTTGGAGCGCGGACGGTTCCGCGCGCACCCTTCGAGAAATTCGCCTGCACGAAGTTTCCGTAGTCAGCGGTCAGCCTGCCTACGCGGCGACGACCGGAGCAACCGTACGCACCGCCGACGATGCTACCGACACTCCCGAACCGGGACGGTCTGTAGATATCGCACGACGGTATTTAGAACTAGCGCGAAAGCGTAAGTAACCAGCGACCCGAAAACCGCGCCCGGACGCTATGCGCACCACCGCGGTTCTTCACTTGCTACCCCTATAAAAATCCAACTAAGGAAAGGACTCCACTATGTCGGAGTTTATTAAGAACCTTAGCGAACAGCGCGCCCGCGCATGGGAGCAGGCAAAGGGTCTACTTGACCACGCCGCTACCGAAGCCCGCGACCTGTCCGCAGAGGAATCAGAGCAATTCGACCGCATTAACGCAGAACTTGATACCGCCGATGCGCGTATTAAGTCAATCATTGACGCGGAGCAGCGTAATCGCGATATCGAAGAAAGCCGCGCCCGTCTTGGCGTCCCGGCCGACCTCGGCGCAACCGTTACCGCTTCGTTTGAAAACACCGACGAAGATACCGTTCGTTCACTTATGAATGGCGAGATTCGTAACGCACGTTTTGAAAAGCGCGCGATTACTAAGTCGTCTTCGGGCGGTGCGGTTCCTACTTCCGTTTACGATCGCATCGTCGAGCACCTCGTGCAGACGAACGTTGTTCGTAACGTCGCTACTGTCGTTACCACGAACACCGGCGAAACGCTGAACGTTCCTACGTCCACCGCGTTTTCAACCGCCGCAATCGTTGGCGAAGCTTCAGCTACTACAGCTTCTGACCCGACCCTTGCTACCCGCGCGCTCGGAGCTTACAAGTACAGCGTGCTTGTACAGCTCTCTAATGAATTGGCAACCGATGGTGCCGTAGACGTTGCGGGCTTCCTCGCACGTCAGGCCGGTACCGCTATCGGTGTCGCTACTCGTGGACATATGACCACGGGCGACGGATCGAGCAAGCCAACCGGTATCGTCACTAGCGCAACCGCTGGTAAGACCGGTTCCGCCGGTGTTGTCGGTGCGTTCAGCGGGGACGATCTGATCGATCTTCGTTATTCCGTTGGATCGGCTTACACGTCTCAGCCCGGCATTGGCTGGATGATGAACAACACCGCTATGGCCGCAGCTCGTAAGCTTAAGGGATCGACAAACGATCACTACCTTTTTGCTCCCGGCATGAACGGCGACCCGGATAGCCTTCTTGGCTTCCCGGTTTATCTGAACGATTCAATGGCTAGCCCGGCAGTCGCGGCGAAGTCAGTTCTATTTGGGCATTTTCCTAGCTATTTCATTCGGGAAGCTAGCGGTCTCGACGTCGCTGTCTCCGATGAATATGCCTTCGACCTGTCTGTCCGTACGTTCCGCGTGCAGCTCCGTACCGATGGTCTACTCATTGACCAGACCGGCGCGGTTAAGTGCTTTGTCGGCGGCGCAGCAAGCTAATAAAGCTTCGCCGTTTGGTTTGGTTTACGTCGGTTCGGTATCCCCTTCCCGGACCGGCGTAAACCGCCACCACCTAAACTAAGGAAACTTTCTTTTATGCGTATTCGTATGCTCGCTGACATTTCGGGAACCATTGACGGCCAAGACTGGCCGGGCAAAGGAAACGAATTCGACGTACCCGAAAGCGTCGCAACCGATCTATTCGCAAACGGTTTCGCAGAACCAGTAACCCGCAATACGGCAAAGGTCGAGACGACTACCGTTGACCCGGTTACCGAAACCGCCGCCGAACCGAAGCCGCGCGCACGTCGCGCCGCTAAGGATTAAACGCCGTGGCGTATCTCACTCCCGCGCAGGTTCGTTCACGTATTCCGGCGTTATCTAATCAGACGACGTACACGGATACGGAACTAACTAACCTAGTTGCCGAGTTCGAAGATATCGCCGAACGGTATCTACAAACCGCTTTCCAAACGCGGACCGCGACCGCTGAACAAACGGTACGCCCTAATAAATGGGTTCAGCTCGCAAACCGTCCGGTAGTTAGCGTCTCAGCGTTCACCGTTGACGGCGTAGCCGGACTACTAACGGACCTCACTACGGAGACCGCTACGGGCTTAATTTACGGTCCTGCATGGTATGGAGCGGACGTACTGACCGTGACCTATACCTACGGTATCGCTACACCGCCGGAACCGTTGCTACGCGCGTGCGCGGAATACTGCCGGTCCGTTGCTTTCGCTGACCGTTCGGGACAATCCCGCGACGTAATCGCGCAAAGCTTCGATGGTTCTATGACCCGCTATAGCACGCCGGACTGGAATAGAGGCCGACCAACTGGATTCCTAGAGGTCGACCGACTGCTAAACAGTTTCCGCGAATACATTGCACCGGGTCTAGCGTGACCGCTACTACCTCTATCCGCTGGCAAGCCGCCGAACGCGTCGTATCTCTACTACGTGCAGAGCCGCTACTAGCAAACGTGACAGTAGAACCGGGCTGGCCCGGCGATCGCGTAACGCAAGCCGAACTTATATGGCTAGACGAAATCGACGGCACCGTAAATATTCCGGTAATGACCGGCGGACGTAAACAACGCGACGACATTTTTACTTTGCCGCTTCAAATTCGCGTGATCGGCTACGGAACACTCACCGACACTATGCACCGGTTAACGCAAATCGTCGCAACAATCGAAGACACACTCGCCGACGATACTTCCCTAGCTGACCTCGACGGCGTTCTATCCGCAGAAGTAACCGAAGAACGGCAAACCTCGGCAATGTTTCCCGAAGGCCCGGCCGGTTTCGCAGAAGTTGTCGTAACAGTTTCTACCCGCCTTTTATAAAGGAACGTAAACAATGCAGGTCACAAACACTACAGGCGGCGACCTATATCTAGCCGCGTTACAAATTGTCGTAGCGGATGGCGAAACCGTCACCGTGGACGAAACCTACGCCGAACTTTTGACGGCGCAAGGCTGGACAAACAAACCGTTAAAAACGTCGGCTAAAGCCGTAGACAAGACCGAACCGGTCGAGACGAAGGAAGTTAAATAATGGGCCGTACAGGTATGGACGCACAAATCGGTTACGCATTGGAAAGCACCGTCGGGACACCGGTTACGGTTACCGCGTTTCTTCCGTTGGTTTCCGAGTCTCTTATGCAAGAGCGCGCGCGCTTAGAGTCGGCGGGCATTATTGCCGGTCGTACTGTGCTTGCTTCTCAGCAATGGAACGGCGGCGATATTACCGTTTCCGGTTCCGTGGAGCATGAGCTTTACAACCGTGGTCTAGGCAAACTGTTTACCGCTATGTTCGGTGACGTTGCTACTACTGGCGCGGGACCGTATACGCATACGTTCACACCGGGCGACCTTACTGGCGACGCGCTTACTATTCAGGTAGGCCGACCGGCAACCGACGGAACTACGTACCCGTTCACCTATGCGGGTATGAAAGTTTCATCGTGGGAAATCGCCTGCGCAGCTGGCGAAATTGCTACCCTCGGAATGGAAGTAGTCGGTTCGCGTGAAATCGACTTTCGTACCGTCACCGACGGCGTTACTACTTCCGGGTCTGCCGCGATCACCTCGGCTAGCGCAGCGTTTAACGCTTCCGATATTGGTAACCCGATTTCCGGTACCGGCATCCCGTCCGGCGCTACGATCCTTTCCGTACAGTCCGCAACGGCCGCGACGCTTTCCGCTAACGCTACCGCGTCGGGTACTGGCGTAACCTTTACTCTTGGCGTCGCTCTCGCGGCCGCTTCGTATCCGTCAGCAATTAAGCCGCTAAAGTTTAACCATGCGGCCGTTTCTATCGGTGGCGTATCGGTTAACGCTAAGAGCCTGACCATTTCCGGCAACAACGGACTAGACGACGCACGTCGCTTCCTCGGTAACCAACGTATTTCGGAACCTCTCGAAACTGGTCTACGTGAATACACCGGAACTATCGAACTAGAATTTACAGACCTTACGCAGTACCGCCGTTTCGTTACCGGTACCGAAGCTGCGCTAGTCGCTTCGTTCACTTCCGGCAGCGACTCGGTAACGATTACTACAAACGTTCGGGTAGACGGTTCTACCCCTCAGGTCGGCGGCCGCGAGATTCTTACGCAGTCGCTTCCGTTTAAGTGTGTCGCATCGTCTACCGATGCGTCAGCAATTACCGCCGTACTGGTCAATAGCGACGCTACGCCGTAACGCGTGGCCG